CACTAGCTTGCCCCGTCTGTTGTATCATCATTCATACGACTCGTAGCTTGCGGTGCTCGGCGTGTAGCCTTGTTACCACCCGTAGTATAACCGATACCAACTCTACTAGCAGGTAGATCACCAGGGTTGACAACAGCGGCAACTTCTGTTATACTAAGAAGGGCAGCTGGGAACCCTACTTGAGTACCACGTAGAGTAGCGAGTGCTGTTACTAAAGTAGTTGCATTTGATCCATCTGCGGCACCTGTAGTCATACCTAAGTTGACTGCGGCTGCATCTGCGTTGACTGCGGTACCACCTTTCAGATTAAGTACTGTACCACTCTGTACGTTGAGCAGACCACCAGCTTTCACATTAGCAATAAGAGTGGACTCTAAATTAAGTAGCACAGAAGACTTGACATCTACTGTGGCACCTGCTATAGTAGTATTAGTAATCCCGTTGACAACAGCGGCTAGCCCTTGCATCGATACAGAAGGAGCAGTTAGATGTACTAAAGCACCCGAGTTAATCTCAACACCCTTGTGACTCACATCAGGATATGGTAGCGTCTGTGTAGATATAGCTGGCGTACCTAATGATGTAATCTTCGTATAGGCAGTACTGTATAAGTTCATCTTATATGAATCAATATGCACATCACCGAATAGGGCTTGTTGATAGATTCCTCCAAAGTTTAATGCAGTACCGGCTTTCATCTTGACGTTAGCATTAGCGGCTAGGTTAATATCATCTGCTGTAGCGAATACGCCTACCTTACCACCAGAGATGTTCGTAGCTGTACCCGCATTGATGTTAGCAACACCACGGGCTGTCAAGTTAAAGTTCTCACACTCTATGTCTAAGTCTCCATTGATATAGACCTTACCTGATCCTCGTTCTACTTTAAGCGCCCAGTCACCCCCGACATTCGTATGCATATCTTTGTCAGTACGGTTCATTGTAAAGCCTTCGGAACTATTATATGTATCACCAAAAGACTTGACAAACACGGTGCCTTGTGAGTCAATTTGTACTGCACTGCCACTACTATGAGAGATCAGTATGTAAGTACCCTCGCCATCATCACTATCAGATAGGACAACAAAGTTATTATCGTTCTTACTCGTATAGACTCTATTGTCAAGGTTTCTTTCTGGTGTTATAATAGGTGGCTCAGACCATGTTTCTCCTGTAGCAGACTCTATGTTATTCTTCTTAGAGGCTTGCTGTAGCGTTGCTTGTCCTATCTCAGCATCTTCACCAGAGATCATTCTATGCATAGGTGGCTTACCAAACTTATGTACAGATGCAGTAGGTATCATAGACACTTCATTAGGTGCGCCTGCTTCTGCTGGTAATTGCAAGTTAATGCCTGGTATTCTTCCTAGTATCATAGGGTGTTGTGCATCAACTCCGTCCATAAAGAATCCAAACACCCATTCACCTACATCAGGTATACTAGAAGATGCTCCATATGAGCCGTCAATAACTATCGCCCATGGTAGATCACTCGTAGAGACTTCATTCTTGTCTTCATTGTGGATACCAAACGCTCGTACTTTCACACGACCATCATTGGCACCATCTTCTCTGTACTCTACGACTCCCACGAACCATAGTAAATTGTTAAAGCCTGCACTCATCCTATTACTCCATCTATAAGTTGGTCAACTATGCTATCGGCAGTAGAAGGCAAGAACGATCTGTCAAAGTCCTTTGTGAGTCCTCCTTTAGTCATCAGTACAGACTGCGTATAGTTGTCTTCCATATGCTGGTTCACTATGTCTGTGATCATGTAATAGCCGTCTCTTTCTTTGTCTGTGACTGGATTCTTACCTACTTCATTACGGGTCACCATTACAAATATAACCATTCCGGGAACTAGCTTGATTCGACCACTTAAAATACAATTAATTGTGTACTTGCTCATATGAGAATTAAATACTCTACCATTATTCAAAACCTCTGTGTAAAATGGATAATAACGATTGTCTCGCTCTATCTGTCCAGGTGTATTATAGTCTTTAATCACATAGTCTTCTCTTATACTAGGCATATTGTCATTAATAAAGCTTGCACTGTGATTGATCTTTAGTTTACCTAATGGATTCTTATCTAAATGATCTCTATAGTCATATGATAGTCTACTTGTTGTTCTATTAAGAATGTCTATCTCTAGTATAGAACGTTTGAATGTTCCTGCCTTGACTTCATCTATTGTATTAGTAGGTGAGCCATAGCTTATATTGCTTACTGTCTGTTGTGCCACTAGCTGACCATCAGGTGTGTTATCGTCTGTCACCTTATTAGTATAGAACATTAGATTATTATCTTCCAGACCTTTCTTTGTCATGTGTTGCTCTTCATATTTCTTGTGAAGATACTCGGGTGTACAGAAGAAATAGCTATCTCGTGTTTCAAAGAACTTATAATTGCTTGTAGAATTTTCACCGCCGTAGGCTCTTCTGGCGAGGAAAAGCATAGCATCGTGGGGAGAGAGTTTAGGGATGATCAGCGTGTGATTACCTATGGTATCTTCTACCTCTATTGGCTTATTAGGTATACCTGTGATGTTTGAACTGTCGATAAAGTATTCATTGTATAAAGCTTTAACCATCTCTGATATAGTTACATTGCGATATGCCTTTGCGACTTCTTTTCTAGATGCTACAACGTTCTCGACTGTCGTGAAGTCTAGCTTATATGATAGTACGTTATCGCTTGCATCAGTTGCAGGTGATAATGCTCTTAGACCAAAGCAAAAAAATTCTTTTGTCGCTGTCTCACCATAGAAATCAGTGTATTTAATAGTAATGATCTCTTCACCAATAATAGGTAACTTACGTATAATACCTTCTGCATCTAATATAGTAGCAGAACCCATCACATTAGGTGTATCCATGCTTTCACTTAATTGCCAGTCACCAACGAGTTGTTTCATCTCAACGCCAGAAGCTGAACCAGGGGCTACACTCTGAGGGCGTATCCTAAAACTTATGAGTTCATAGAAGCCTGACTCTGTTGCACTTGCTGTTTTATTGCCCATTTAAACTCTTCTCTAACAACTCACTGATTTGACCCATATAGTTCTTATTAAATAGGGTAATTTGTCTACGGTTTTCATTTAAAGTAAACTCGTAATCATACATGCGAACAGGTATCCACTCAGCACTCGGATTGGCTGTGTACGTAGCGTGATTAATCTTGACATCACTTACGAACTTACTCTTATAATGTTTAATATTATTAGTGATAGCTGTGTTTTGTGCCCATACTATTACTGCATCACCTGTTGTGCCTGATGCTGTTGCGTATTGCTTCTTAATATATGCGTCAAGATTGCCGGAAGACTTAGGCCATTGTGTGTATGGATCAATAATATTATTAGCTAATAGTACTAACCATGCTAACTCAGCATCATCGTAGTAAAGAAATGCTACGTCTTCTGGTCTCATGCCTTCTTCTACTGTATAAGGAAGATATTGATAGGCTGATATTGATTTACTAATCTTTGGTCGTCTAGTGATATCTAGCGTAGTCACGCCATTTCTTTTTACTAGTGGGAATTTACTGAAATAACTCATTATGCTGGTCCTCCTAGCGAATCTTTGCCGTCTTGGTTTGTTCCACCATCTGCATTGGGGTCAACCTCACCGGCACCATCGGCATCTACTACTATTTGCTTTGGCACATAATCTGATTTGGTGTGTATAGATGCCTCTGTCATAGTCATCGTTAATCGAACAGCACTTGGCTTACCACCTCTATTTAATGCTATACCGTTAGGAGTATAATCAACATTAAACTGACTGATCATAGCAGTCTTCATCTGGAAGAAGTACCTGCTGTCAATACCATGAAAGAAGCAATCTACCATAGATGGATATCTTAATAGACCACGCTCGAATGTGTCACCTACATTACCAACTCCTAATCCAGAAACTTCTGGTGTTATATGGTGCTGAATAATTTCTATTATTTGTCTTAATGTCTCTGCTTCCTGTGGGGTATCTGGTGATAATAGCCATTCGAATGAGTGTGTCTTAAGATCAACACCACTGAATACTAATGTTGCGAATGGATTTACAGCAGTACCTACTCCAGCTCCTAAACCTTTTGTAATATCAGGTGCAATAGCGCCTAGACCTGCACGTGCCATGAATAATGCGATATCAGATGCAGTACCGACCGCATTTGACATTGAGTCCATTGAGGATATCGCACTATCATTAACTTGCGAAACTGATGAGTCGAACATCTTCTTCATTTTTTCGCCTAGATCATTAGCACCTTTTAGCTCGGCAACGCCTTTAGAACTCCCAGCCGCTAATGATCCAGTTATTCCTAGTTCGTCTGCACCTACTTTTATATTTAAATTATCTTGTAGCGTCTTTGGTAGAGGTAATACTATACTGCTCTGAGACATCAGTGAAGCATGAGATGAATTTCCATACGTGTATTCTTTAAAGTTAAATATCATAGCATGATGACCAATTGTATGCGGAAAAGTCAGCGGTGAGTTATTCCGTTTACTCGCCCGTTGTGCAATCACTGTGGATGCTGGTGTAATTTTTCCGGTGTTGGATGACATGGTTTTGAACCTTTATAAATATTAAGTTAGACAACTACAATTATTTATATGAGTTGAGTTAGAGGAGATTTGACAATTGGCATTTAAAACACACAAGGGAAAGTTTAATCCCCTTAATCCTCAGAAGTATATAGGTGATCCTACTGGTATCATTTACAGAAGTGGGTGGGAATTTAAACTAATGCGATATCTTGACAAGCATCCGCACGTATTACGTTGGTCAAGCGAAGAAGTTGTCATACCATACAAGAGTCCTATCGATGGGAAATGGCACAGATACTTTCCAGACTTCTATGTGGAACAGATAAATAGAAGTAAGAGAAAAGAAAAGGTGCTGATTGAAGTCAAACCTAAGTATCAGACCATGCCACCAGTGGTCAAGACAGGCAAGAGAAATCAGACCAAACGGTATATAAATGAAGTTAAGACTTGGGGCGTTAATCAAGCGAAGTGGGCAGCCGCGGCAGAGTTCTGCAAAGACAACGGCCTCGTTTGGCAGATAATGCACGAAGATCACTTAGGGATAAAATAGAATGAGCAATGTAATTAAGTTTCCTGATACCTTTGTTGGCAGTATAACAGACATTAGCGAAATTGACAAGCAGTATCTAGTTATAGAGAAGCAGTCACAAGAGATTGAAAAACAAAAAAAACTAATTAAAGAAATGGGAAATAAAAATGTACGAGTATAAAGTAAAAGTAGTAAGAGTA